CAATCTGAACCTTATTTTTCATAGACGCAACATCAGTGTGACCATCCTCACCCAACATCCTACTGACGTTATCTAGGAAAGACTCATTCTTTGAGAGGTATGCAGCGATAGCCATGTCCTTGCGTTTCTCTTTAGACTTACCCTTGAACTGTGGTGCATCTGACTTCTCGAAATCATCGATATAATCACCTTGATCTGCATCTTTAGGTAACGCTTCGCCATACATCTGTTTGAACTTCTTGGTGTGCGTGGATGGTTTAGTTTTTGCAGAAGCATCGCCGGGAGCAGGACCAGCCTTCTTTGCTTTGAAGTGTGCATCCCTCTTGGATTTGGTAGACTTGGCCATATCACCAGCATAGTACTTTGCTGGTTGTGTTCCATCCTTATCATCTACATCTTTGTCTTGTTTCACTTCATTGATCTGTTTAACTAGGTCAGAAAATGTCTGCATTGTTTCTTCCTCTTGGTATTCTGCTTTTAATGCTTGGGGTAATTTGCCTTGTGAGACAAGAGTATTAATATATTTGATAAGTGATCTTGGTTTCATATTCATTTCATGAGCAGCTTTCATAGCAAGTGCCGATGGCGTCATTCTTCTAGCACGATCTTTTGCCATTAATGATGCATATTTTTTCATTCCCATATCGTATCTTTTAGGATGCGTTATTGAATCAATCTTGTCAATAAGTTTACCGATTGGTCCTATATCTAATGGATTTTCATCAAGCTCATCTTCTTCACGCAATCGTGGTTCCCTACGATTATCAGATGGTTTCTCCATGCGTAGGTTCTTTGGGTCATTATTCATTGGGTTGTTGTCAGCGTGGCCGACATCCATACCCTTAACTGCCTTGTCACCCATTGCCCTACGAGCCTTGTTCCTTGAAGAACGACGAGCAATCTGTTCTGGTCTGCCTCCGTAGTTCGCATATTCCTTGGCGTAGTTGCGTTCATCAAGGTCAACTTCTTCAATGATCTTATAACCCTTCTTCTCAAATTTGTCAATCTCATCAGTGGGGACATTCATGATTGTCATCATACCCGCCTTCTTCATGCGAATAAATTTAGGTGGTTTTCTGTCTGTGAAGATAGGTGGTTTTCCTGCGGCAACTCTGGACTTGTCAAAGTCCTTCAATTTCTGTAAGGGAGATTTTGCTGCTGTCAGAGGTTCTTCACCACCAAGACTATCTTTATATTTTTTAGCACCATCAGACTTTGCTTTATCATAAACTGCATTTTCATCAAGTTCAATCTCATGTAACCATGCCTTATGAACCTTGCCATCTTCTGTTACGAATGAAAGATAGTTTGTTCCCTTGCGAACAACTTCGCCCTCTAATCCTTTTGCTTCTACAACTTCACCCACATTCCAGATTTTACCTGTAAGGTATGCATCGCGCAGGGAATCATAATCATCACCTAGTTCACGTTCTTCACGCACACCCATGAACTTACGAACATCCAAATACATTTTCTTTGCATCAGGTTCTTTTAGAGGCGAACCCTTCTTAAATGTATCAAAGTCTCCATCTTGTGCTGCTTTTCTCATGACTGATGCCGATATGGCTTCAGTTGGATCAGCGCTGTCAGGATCGCGCTCACCAGAGCTAACAACCTTCACACCATCTGTAAAATCGAAAACAACATTACCCTTCTTGTCAGGTTTTCCGTTATATGTGTCAAGTAGGCGTTGGAACTCTTGTATTCTGTCACTTCCTGCCACCATGACAAGCTCAGTGTAACCCTCTTCATTCAACTTTTGAGCTGCTTGAATAAATGTTTTAACAGACTTATCTGCCATAATAGACTTAGCATGTTTAGACCCAAATGACTTCTTGGCATAGGCAACCTTCTTGGGAAATGGAAGCGGGTCTTTGGGCCCCGTGGTTTGAGATAGATAAATCCTATATGGATTACTTCCAGCAACAGACTTTACTTTATCTGCAAGCTTGAGGTGTCCGATTGTGGGTGGATTCATTCTCCCAAATGCCATTACAACCATACCGCGAGATTCAGTTAACTCTTTAAACCTAAGCATTATCGCCCCTCATTGCATCTCTTGCCTTTTTAATTCTTTCAGCTTCATTTGCTTTAAGTTTCATTGCTGCTTTTTTAGAAAACTTATCAATCTTCTTACCATACTTCTGCATGATTTGTTTATCAATAAGAGCTCTTCGTTGAACTGGTTGATTTTTATAATCGGGAAAGAACTTATCTCTGTATCCCTGTATTAATTTTTTACGAGCAATCATTAACAGTTTAGCAGGGTCGCGCATCTTGAGTGCGTTACGTTTCTTCTTCATTTGAAATGCGGGGGATCGTTGGAGTTTTGCCATACGACGAGCAAGTTTTTTACGTTGTGATACGCTGGCAACACCCTCATATAATTCTAGAAATGTTTTCATTTATCCCATGCCTTTATAGCAGTGAAGTTGTTAAACGAGAACTCCATGCGGTCTACTAATTTTACCGCTCCACCACTTACTCTGTCAATAGCAACATATCCTTCGGGATTTGTCACCTTAAATCCATTTGAGGTCTTAATAAAAGTATCGGTCAAACCCTTCACACTATTTAGTTTATTTACGATTTGTGCCTTCGCATCGACCAATAGGTTCTGAAAAGTAATGATTTGTGTTAGATTTTGAGTATGTTTCTTGACTTCACGCACATACTCTTTCTGCATGTCAGTATATTTCTTTTTACCAGCGTCACTCTTGGCCTTGTCAATCTGTTTCTGAATGGAGTCAAACACCCACTTCTCATACCCTTTCGCATGTGCGGCAGGATTACTGATCTTCTCCCCCGCACGAACCTTTGAGTTATTGTAAGTCTTGAGAGATGCACCAGCAATCGCACCTGTCATACCATTCTGCACAGTAAGGAACTTACGTAGCCCATTTGCATTGATACGTTGAAAGGTTTTACCAGTTTGTGATAGTATAGCAGTAATTTTATCAGTTTCTTTTGCAGTGAATGTTGCCTTACCAGATGCATCCTTATATGTTGCATCATCCATCCATACACTAGAAGGTTTCTTTAAACCCTTAATGTCTGCACCGAATGATGCCTTCATTCCCTGTAGAGTGTCACCTGTGTATGTGGTGTGCCAGACGATACCAACCTTTGCACGATTGATAGTCTTACCTAATACGCTATCAACAGGTACAGCATAAACAATAGTGTTAGGCTGAAAAGTATAATACTTAACGCCATCGATAGTATCCGTTTCCACATCATTAGTGAACATGAGGTCACCTTGGAGTACCCCCTTGATACCCAATTTAGAAAACTCTTTAAGTGCAACTTTAAACTTTTCATTTAACGCTCCAGATAAATCATCATCAATTTCTTTTATGGTCTTGTATAATTTAGGTGAGACGTTGAATACAGACTTCTTTGCAACAAAAAAGTCACCTGTCTCTGGTTCAACACCAGCGAAGATTGCTGGCGCACCGTCCCACTTAACCGTCATATTTACACTAGAACGTGCAGAACCCGCTAACATATCACGCAATGATTGTAGGAAGTTGATTGCAGCCCTACCACCATCAACACCATAGTTGAGTATTTCATCTTCTATGTGTTCTAGGTGAAGGTTCTTGCCACCCTTGTCCTCTGCAAGAAAAGACTCAAAAGACAACTTAGGACCAGAGGTCTTGAAATCTTTCTTACGCATAACAGTTTTTGCCACCAACTCCAACTCATTTCCCTTGAGATTAAGGACAAATGGCATATTGATATTCGTCCTCATGTCATTGATAACAGCTTCAGCATCAGGACCAAGCTGTGCTATCTTCTTACCATACTTGGAATAAGACTGCTTGAATAGACGAGTCAGTTCAGAAGGTGTAATATCTTTCTTATTACGAGCATCATTCACACGATCCATAAAGTGCCGAGTGAATTCTACATCGATACCAACCTTTGCAAACAGACGGTCAGCAAACTTCTCAACCTGATTTAAATCTGACTGTGTTATCATTAGAATTTCACTCTTGTCTGTACTTTGATTTGTGGTTCTGCACCAAGAAATTTCATTAGATTAGTAACGCCTCTCATCATAAAAGACTTTACACCTTTAAGTATCTTCAGTCCAATTCTTTTTAACTTACCTTTGGCCACACTAAACACACTTTCTTGTAGTGAATCGGAACCCATAGCATCAACAATAAGAGAGACTACCGACCAGAAATTATATTCACCAGTTTTTACACCTTTAAGTTTTCTGGAAGATGTTTTGAAACGAGCTTGTAGTTTCATACTGTCTGCAATCTTTTCACAGTATGCATCATCATTAACACTATGAATCGAAACACTTGTTCCATCATGACTTGCAACAAGCATGAACTCAGCCGCAGCGGGACTAGAAGAACCAAACTTCTGAAACCCTGACATTGCTTCTCTTGCAAACGCAATCTTAAATTCACGATTTTGTTCAAACAGAGCACCAAGTTCTCTCATGCAATCTTTATGCGCGATTTCAGCAGAATTTACTATTGGGTTCTCACCAGACTTAATGAGTGGCCTTAGTTGTGATGGTGCCAAAGTACTGGTAACGAAAGACTCAAATACCTCATTAACTTTTTGAAACTGTTGTGATTCTTTCAGTTCTGGTGTTGACTGTAGTGCAGCATAAAATGTGGCCATAGATTCTGATTTACCACCAGACATTAACTGTGCCACACCGATTTTGAGTGATAATCTTTTGTCACCAATAAGAATATCTGTTTTTGGTGTAATATCCCCCGCACCAAAACTCTTCCAGAATGGAGTTAGTTTTGCTTTTGCGCGACCATATTGTTCTGCCTTTGCACCGCCATTACGAAAGTGTTTGGCAACTTGTGCCGCAATACGTTCTCCTGATTCTAGTGCAAGAGGTTCCTTCTCTAAAACAGACATTACTTTTGAAGATATACCAGCAGATGATGGATTCAATTTCATATCGTGAATTTTATGCCACCCAATAACAATGGCAGCCTCATAGTCCTCTGCTTTTAGTCCCTCAGATAAAAGACTTTGAATCTTATCGACATGGGGGGTATATGATTCTGTACGGGGGCGCAGTTGTTGAACATATTCTTGCAGTGGCATAATTCTCTCCATATCCATTAAATAAAAATAGGGGATGAAACCCTCACCCCCTATTTATACATAGTCTATATTAGATTGTCAAGCGTTAA